ATTTTAAATTCAAAGTGTTACTGTTTGATTCAACAATATTAGAGATAGTAGGTTTTATAGATTTTGCAGCCTTTAACTTCTTTAACAAATTCATGACGCATTTTAACCACATTATCTTTGTTTTTGTTATACTTCGGATTGGTACTATTTAGCTTATTCTTCTTCATTTGCAACCTTTAAATTCACAATTACCACACCATTTTAGACAATAAGTTTGTCCTGTCAATTTATATATTAGATTGCATATTAATTTTCTCATTTCTTAAATTTTACGAATTTATAAATAGTGAAACTTATCGCTAGGATAAGTGAAATTAGCGTAAGGTATTCATTGCAATCAGTAATACTGAAACCAATTGCTGATCCGTTAGCTAGTCCTACTTGTACTGTGTCTCTTAGGTCTGTCATTGTTTTTTGTATTAGGCTTTTTATCCAAGTAGGATTTTAGCTTCGTTATGTTTATTAATTTTGGTTTATAATACTTTCTCATTGATTTTGTATTGGAATAAAGTCTCTTATTGTAAGTTTAGCTCCCTGACCTTCAGGTCTTTCAAGGTTCATTCCTGCATAATAATTAGCAGTTGATGGCTTTACGTCTGCGCCCTCATTTTGATTGTATTCTGCAAAGCTGCCAACATTATTGCGTATATAAGAAATTAATCTCTCTCTGTAATATTGGGCTGTATTGGAAATTTCTTCTCTTAAATGTTGCGCTTCTTCTGTACTTAAAGCTGTTCCTGTTTCCGAGCTTTTTGAATATATGTTTCCATTCTCTATCTTAAAACGTAAAAAAGGTACAGCATGATAAAATGAATAATTTACAAGAACAAAAGAAATATAATCTTCAAGCAATGTTTTGTAAGCAGCATTAGCCACATCGTTTATAGTTCCGTTTGTTATTAATGTTTTAATCTTATCATTTAATTCAGTTCCAAGAGCTGTCTCTATATATAATTTTTGACTCTGTAATATATAAGGGCGTAGTAGCTCTGGATCACAATTAAGGTTTATTGCGCTTAAATCTTTTAATTTTTGTTCTGATATAAATAGTACGTATGCCATAATTATTATTCTAAAAATCCTTCATTCTTCATAGTCTTAGGCGCTCTTGCAACTAGACTATCATTTCTTTTAATTGTAAAACCTTCACTTCTAGCCTTTGTAGCAGTTATGATTTTGTCAGTAGTTATATTATCAGGATAAACTACGAACCCCTCGTCACTAGCAGGCGCTTGAAAAATCCTACGTTTCCAGTAGTGATGGCAGTTTCCGCCTCCTTTGTAAAGCCAGCAACTATATGTTGCAGCTCCTCTAGGTCCCCATCCTGGATTTACAGGTATTGTTGACATTCTTAAAATATCCTCCTTCCTGTAAACTTTTTTTGTCGCCATCATAAGCTTGCAAAAGCTTCTAGTTTCTCCTTCTTGACTTAAAGAGTTGTTTCTAGTGTAAACATATCTAACTTTAAAAAATTCATCCCCTGCCTTATTAAGACCATCCTGCTCACTTCTTACATTTGGATTAGCTCTTCCTGTTCTAACGAAATCAAATTTTTCACCTGCAACTTTATTTAATTCTTTTTCAAAATCAAAGTCTTGATGTTCTCCATCTACTATTTCATCATCTATCATTTCCCATCCTTCAGGAATATCTTCACCATATTCTGCTATAAATTTTTCTAATTCTGTTTTTTCAAATTTTTGTTTTTTACAATTACAATTTTGTAAATTAGTAATTTGTTCATGGTCTTCGCAAGGCATATAAACGTCTTTACCATCTAAAGTATGTACGTGATACCCTTTGCATCCTAATCGTTCTGCTTCAGCTTCAGCTTCTTCTATTGTGTCATATAAAGGCAAATCTATTTTACCATCTTTACCATCAGTAACCATGCTCCCAACTTTACTAAGCTTAACATCTTGCTCAACAGTATCTTCGTCACCTAAAGGCTCTAGTCCTAATTCGTCACGTATTTCATCAGTTGTCATCACCTCTCTAATAGTCTTAGAGTCAAATTGTACTGTTATTGGTTTAAGTTGCACAAAATTAACAGGCATATCCATGTTGTTAATCTGAAATATTTTTCTTAGCTGTTTTACTATTTGGTCTTGAAATGGTTTAATTACAGTATTAAGATAAAAATTAGCAGCGTTTATAATTTCGTCTGTATTGCTTGAAAAACCATTAGCGGAGTCAATACCCATCAGAGTCTTAGATGTTACCCTGTGACCGCTTAAAATGTTGCTAGTAAGCAATTCTTGAAGTGCTATATATTGCTTGTCAAGATCACTTGTACTAATAGGGGTTATCTCAGGAGTTCTTGTCTTATCATCTGAGAATGTAAGTACAAATTTTCCTGCATTAGTTTCAGAACAGAATTTATCAGTAAGACTTTGCTCTATCTGCATTCTTTCTTCGTATGAAGGTACTCCATTTGCGAAGGAAATCAGAAAGCTCCCAGCAAAACCATTAGATATATTGTTTAGATGAAACTCTGAAACTCTAGCGTCAATCAACGCCCAATTGTTACAAGATACATAATCAGGAGTGTAATACGAATTCATGTTAGGGCTGTAAAGACCTGAATACATTATTTGGTTAGCTGAAGTCCTATCGTTAGCATTAAAAGCAGGAACATAGTTAGGTTTGTTTTGTCTTGTGTTTGACCAATCAGATGAGATGTAATATCCAGGTGTTTTACCAAATTCGTCAGGTCTTGCGCATCTTAACTTAGAAACATCTAAATGATAAACCTCCGCAATCTGAGTTCTATCTTTTGACCATACTATGTTTAAAGCAAATGCTCCTTGTAGCTTAAAGTCAAATGCTAATTTTTTTATTACTTCATGAAGACTCTCATTACCATTTGCTCTATTAATAAAGTTTTGTAGCTTTACAGTAGCCTCTAAATCTCTATCGTCTTCGTCTTCTATTATAAGTGCTTCACCTGCTATCATCTCAGATGTTGCGTTTATAATAGCTGCTGATATTGAGCTTGAGTAGTATAAATCAATTAAAAACTGTGGATATAAATTTCTCCAATTATCTGTACCGTATTCAATCCAATCTTTACCTCGCGTCTCTTGTACGATTGGCGCTGTACTTGTTTCTAAATTAATATTTATGATATTGTCTTTCATGTTTTTTTATTTAATTATGGCATCAAACTTGCTAATCTAGCAGTAACATTTGCTGTTAATGCTGCACTACTTGAACTGTATATTTGTATCTCTGAAAGGTCTCCATTATACGCATTTCGATTTGTTTCTCTTACACCTATGCAATCAATATCTGCTATTCCTGATAATGTTCCTGTCGTTGTTTGTGCTACCCCCTTCCAATACATTGTTATTGTATTGCTAACACGAGTGAAAACAACGTATGCTTCTTCAGCATAATTGCCGCTATCTTTAGGAATGTCAAGTGAAGCATTATTTATTTTTATTTTGACGTTGCTATTTGAAGAGAAGCGTACAAATTCCCCACTTGTAGTGTTGTCTCCTAAAAGAGAACCTAGTGTTGTTAATTTTAGTTTTGCACCAATAGTAAAATCCCCTGTTAGTTCTATTTGTCCTGATGATTGAAGAAAATCAGAAGCAGCACTATTAAATGATAATACACCATCTGCATAAGCAGGTTGTTTAGGAAGACTGGATTGCTCCATATCTATATTATTTGAAGAACTATCAGCCCAAGCACTTACATCAGAGCCATTTAAGGTAATACCCACACCTTTTTGATACCAAGCCTCTAAACTTGATTCATCAGTAGGAGACCATGCACTACTAGATGGGTAGTTTGATGAATTTAAACTTAAACCTAATTTTAATGATAACATACTATTCTGTATATCCTATTCCAACACCTCCTGAGATAGTTATTGAAGTGATATTCATAAAAAGAGATGTGCCAGCAGGTACTTCGACATGTAACTTAGTAGCATCTGTAACATTATTTGCCCCTAGAGCTGTTATTGTGCTAGTTACTGGGAAGTAAACACAGTAAAAATTCTTACCTGTTAAAGCTCCACTTGTTGAGTCAAAAACTAATGTGCCTGCATTTTTACCTAATTGCTCTGTTAATAATTGTTGTACGTTTTCTATTGCCATTTTTTTTTATTTTATTGTCCGTAATATATATAATTTGTTTTTTCTATACTTGCTGAAATAGACGCATTAATTACCCCACCTGTAACTGTTACAGTTGGATTTTCAGTATAACCACTTCCTGGATTTGTTATTGTTACTGCTGTAATTACACCACCATCTATTGTTGCTGTTGCTGTTGCTTGAGTTATACAGTCTCCTGTTATTGTTATTGTAGCTGTTGTATATCCTCCCCCTCCATAGTCAATTGTTAGTGATTCAACACTTTTACCATTCTGTATGTATGATACTTCTTCATTTCCAGCCCTATCATCTAAATACATTTTGCCCTTTGTAACTAACCCTTGTACAATACCCTTCTGATTAGATGCTGGTGTAAGTACAGCTAACTCAGTTTGAGGCGCTCTGCTTGTTATTAATGTAGGTGCTTCAACCCAACTTACTTCATACACTTCATATTTCCAATATCCTGCTGGAGACAGGTTTATTCTGCCATCTAATGTGCTTGGAGTTGCGTTATATTCAAACAATAAGTAAGTATATCTATCATAAATTGTTTCAGTCTTTGCATAAGCATATTGTACACTCCCATCCATGTCATTAGTAAACTTAAATAAGTGCCTAATGTTTGAAGACGCAACAGAAGTATCAATTCTATTATCCTCAGTTTGTATATAAGCCTCTATATTAGTTTCTGTAAATCCTTGTATCATCACTATATAATAGAAAAAACATGATTTTATTTGGTCTTATAAAAAAAGAGTGACATATAAGCCACTCTTCTCTAAGAAATATTTAAAAACTAATAATAATATTATAAGTTAGTTGATACAATTGGAATTGGTGATCCTGAATCTAAGTTGTCAAATGGTGTATTCGTGTAGTCTTTTACCATTGCAAAAGGCTCTGTTTCCATTCCGTCAAATGTCAATGTATATCCGTTTCTATCTCCTAATGCCGCGCCACTATCCATAGTACCTGCATTAAGCTCCATACCATTTACCATACCCATAGCTGTAATCACATTGTGACCATCAGCTCCGAATGTTTGGTTTAACTCAGCAAATATAATTGTTTTAGTTTGTCCTAATAATTTTATTTCTGCTTGGTCTGCTCTACTTAGTTTATTATATATTATGTTAATTGTCGGAGTGTAATATAAAGTTGAATTTTCTCTACTACCAACGATCGTATCTGTTAAAGATGATGTACCCATAGGTAAAGTATATTTATAAATACTGTTACTTCCCATGTCTATATCATCTATTTCTCTAACTTGATTTGGTGATGCTGTTGAGTCGTAAGTTATTGTTCCAACTTGATCAAGAACCGCGAAATAAACCGCTTTAATACCCCCCGAGATTCTATTACAATCTAACGATCGTCCTCTTGTAAGTGCTGTACATGCCATAAGTTGTTAATTTTTAAAGGGTTAAAGATGCAGAGGTTTTTACGCCCCTGCTTCTATTAATTTAGTTTATTTACGATTGTCTAACTACGTCAGCTCCAATACCTGCAACTACACCTGCTGTATAACGAGCTACAAGGTTAATGTTGTCTGACCCTGTTACAGTACTTTGATCTAGTAAAGAAATTCTTGTACTATCTGAAAGTAAATCAGTACCAAAAAATAAATTTGATTTTTGAGCAAATACTAACTGGTTGTCTACCATACCTGGACAAACTGCAATCTTAATACCTTCAAATACTGGAATAAAATCTTCACTCATGTACTGATAAGGCATTCCAGTTAATGCTGACATTGCTTGTATGTATAATTGATAAGTCTTAGTATTCATGTAGATATAAGCATCATCTTTTCCTAATACATTAGCAGCAGTTCCGCCAAGAATATCATCAGTTAATTTTTGCAACTCTCCTATAATAGTAGCGTTAGTATAAGCACCTGCTGCTGCTGACTGAACAACTGTTGCGTCAGTACCAGGTAATAACCAGTATCCTGTAAATCCGTTGAACTCACCAGCATTTCCTGTTACACCACCCCAAATAGAAGTTTCAGTAGCGTTTGCAATAATCTCACCCATGTAAGAAATAACGTAGTCTTCAAAGCTTACTGAAGGCATTGCGTCTCTTCCTGCTCTCATTTGAAGCGCCTCGTAACTAGTTAGCAACGTACCCTTGCAAATGCTCAAATTTATTTGTAAATCCTTCGGAGTTAAAGTCGCCTCGGTCAAACTGAGATTTCCACTAGTTGTAAATGCATTACAGTCACCATCCACCACTAAGGATGATCCAGCCATTCTCTGAATGTTTTCTTTATATTTTATGTTTTCTAAAACCGTCATAAAGTCTAACGATTTTGCTTCTTTTAAAGCGCTTGATATGTAAAATCCTGCTGCTTTACCGTTGAAGTTCGGTTGTGTTACACTAAAAGCCATAATTTTTTTGTTTTAAATTATTAATTAATTATTTTTATTTTGCTAGCTTCATTAAAATCCTTTCACGCTTAGATAGCTTACTTAATGCTACTTCAGTCATTTTAGGAGATTCTGAGCTAAATTTATTTGTATTTATTGGTGCATCAGCAGGTGTTTCTGCTAATTCCGTTTTAAGTCTTTCGTTTTCTTCTTTTAATTTTTTAATTTCATCTTCTGCTGAAAATTCAACTACTTCAGTTGTTTTAATTGACTTAGGCTTATCAGAAACTTCTGTATTTTCTTCTGACATTTCTTCTACTTCGTCATCACCACCTACTTTGTCTCTTTTAAGATCAGCTACTGCATCTTCTAGGTTCTTGATACGCTTTTCCATACCTTCCCAGTCATATACTGCTGCTTCTTCGTCATAATCGTCTTTGTCTTCTTCAGCTAATTCAGTTTCTTCTGACATTTCTTCTTTTTCTTCTTCTGCCTCTACTTCTTCTTCAGTTTCTGATTCCATAACCTCAGCAACTACTCCTTCTTCTTCAACTCTAAAAGATACGCCATCTTCTGTCTTGTAAGTTCCGATAGGTAAAAGGATTGTTGTGCCATCTTCTGTTAATACTGAGATGTCCACCCCAGCTTCAAGTTCTTCAGCAGTAGAAACGAAAATTGTACCATCTTCGCTTTTAGATTGCCAAGCTAATTTAATTTCTTCCTCAGCTTTGTTTAAGCCAAGCGCTACTAATATTTGTTCTTTAATGTCCATAGTTTCGTTTTTTATTAAATAGAATTATTGTTACTTTGTTTGATTTTCGTTTATTATCTCGTTTAAAGCTGATAGTATCTCTTCGTCTGTTGGTGTTCTCTCTGACATTTTTTCCATCTTATCTGTGAAATACCCTTCTATACTCAGACCTTTTAAATTGCCTTGTTTTATCTCTTGCCAAAGGTCATCATTAGTTATTTTCATCTTAACAAACCAAGTGCCGTTAGGCAAATCATATCCGTATAATTTAGATTTATCTTGGTCACCCTCTTTAATCCATGATTCGACAGTTAAAACACCTGAAACTCTATCTTGATGTTCATACGTTGCTTTGTGATGATTATTGTGTTTTAAATATAACTCACTAGCCTGTCTTACTGTTTCAGGACTAAAGTAAACATAATACTCTGAGTCTGTATTTGGATTATATCTAAATATTTGCTTATTAGGTATTAAAGCAGGACTAACTAGCATACGCTTTTCTTCATCAACCTTAGCAAATGTAAGGTTGTTCTTTTCTTTTCCAAAATAAACAAAGTCTTGTTCAATAGCTGGTGCTGACACTAAGCTAATAGCATCAATAGCTAATTCTTCACTATCATCATCAATAACTAATTCTACAATAGAAGTAGTCTTTTCGTAATAGTCTTTATTTGCAGCTTCACATTCTGCAATGGAGTCATATTCACAGTCTCCTGTCTTACCCCATTTTACTTTTCCATTTTCACATTCTTCGCACGGCATATTATTAAATAGATTTTAAGTTAATATATTTGATTTTTAAATTGTTGCTCTACGTCTTATATTCGCAAGCTGGTTCTGCGAATCTGTCATTTCGTCTGTAACTACAAACGCTTTGACTGGTTCAGGCTCTACCCCTCCTGTTAGATCGAAAGCACCTGACATCATCTGTGGTGCAGGTGTTGTTGGTGCTGCTCCACCTCCTCCTCTACTTCCTCCTCCACCCCCTCCTCCTCCGCCTGGAACTGGAGTTGAAACGATAGATGCTACATTGGCTAAACCTGCTGCAATTGCTGCTCCTGCCGCTACTGCTCCAAGTGCAGGTCCTGCTGGTCCTATACCTGCTAAAGACTTATAAGCTGCTGTTGCAGATGCATAAGTGTCCATAGTTGTTTGTGCAATAGCAAAGGCTTTTCCTGCTGCTGTTTCTTCACCTAATATAGTAGCCATATCTCCCGCAGCATTAGATGCAATACCTACCTGTTGATCTGCTGTCATATCTGACCATTTGACTTGTTGCTTAGAAAACTTAGCTTCAGCTTCTAGTCTTTTTCTATCAAACTTTTTTCTTATTTCTGCTTTAACAGCTTCAGAATTTTCTAATAATTCTGCACTAGCTAATTCTTTTTCTTCTTGTATTCTTAGCTCTTCCATAGCCCTTTTTTCAAGGTCTGTAATTAAAGCTAATGTATTTTCTTGTTGTAAAGCTAATAATATTGCTGCTTCACTTTCTGCTTTTGCAATTTTAGCATCTTCTTCGTCTTGTTTTTCTTTTGCTCGTGCTTTTTGTTCTGCTGCTATTTCACGATCTAACGCATTAACCTCAGTAACTACTCGCCTTCGCATTTTAACAGAAGCAGTCTCTTTTTCTATAATCTCAGCTTTTAATCTTGCTAAGTCTTGTTCATCTTGTGCAGAATTTTCACTAAGCGCCATCTCTGCTTCCTTAATACGCATTCTTTCTCTTGCTAAAGCTATTTCTTTTTCTGTTGTTTCTGCTTCGAGTTCTAGTGCTTTCTTTAGATTATCTAATCTTTCTTGTGCTGACTTTGTTTCATCTTCTGCAACTAACCTAGCTTTTTCTATTTCTTGTCTAGTAGCCGCTTTTTGAATCATAAAAGCATTATCTGCATCTCTGAGTTGTTGAGTTCTTTTGGTTAAGGCTGCCATTGCTGCTGCTTCTCTAGCCATTTCAGCGCCCATTTCCTTAATACTATCTACAAACTCTTTTCTTTGTTCAGCATCTAATCCTGTTGACGTTTGTAATAAAGCATCTCCAAACGCCTTAGCACCTTCAGCAGCACCCTCAAAGTCTAATGTAAATACTGATTTAATAACATCACCCAAAGCACCAAAACCTTTAATAAGACCATCTAGTCTATTTACAAGTTGATTTTGTATAATTTCATATAATTGTTCAACCGCTTTTTGTGGATTTTCAAAAGCTGCAACCATTGTTTCTCCTAGACTTGAAAAAGCATCTGTTATTGCATCAACTATTGCACCTAATGCAGACATAGCTTGTGCCAACTTATCTGCTCCTCTTTTTGTATTAGTAAAATAAGACACTAAAGCAGTTACAGCAATTAACAAAGCCCCAATACCAGTACTCATTATTCCTGCTTTTACAGTTGCAAACATAGTCTTTGCAGTTTTACCAACTGATACAAATCCTGCTTTTACAGAATTTAAAGATACGCCCATTATTTTAAACTCACTAGCTAGTCCTGCTGCATCTTTACTTACTTCTCCTACATTTGATTTTACTTCTAATTCTATTGTTTCTTTTGCCATATCTTTTTACTTTTATACTTTCATTTCATAAAGGTTAAGGGTACAACTCCATCTTATATTCATAAACCTACTGCCTGTAACTTGAACATGCATATCGTTAGTTCCACTAAATGCAATTTCTGCTGTCCAACCTGTAACTGTTCCAAAACTACCTAATGTTGTAACTGATTGATTATCTGCCTTTAAATAAGCTATGCCAGTTGCTCTTAATAATATTCTATCGTTTACATTTCCTGCTGCTGTTCCTCCAAACCTAACACCCATTACATTAGCCTCAAATCCAGTAAATGATGTTGATGATGTATCAGAATCTCTAGCAATAGTTGTCAATCCGTTTAATCCATTGACAAATAAGTTAGTTGGTGCTTCATTTTCTGTATCTCCTGACAAATGTATTGTTGAACTTTGGCTTTTGCCTAAAGAACCTCCCCCTCCAATAACAACCTCTCCTGGTCTTTGTACAACACCATAAGAACCTAAAACAGCCGTGTTGCTTATGCCACTAGAAATTTCATTGTAATTACCTACAATTATATTGTTTCTTGAATTGCCTTTAACATTATTTTTTTCACCCATAATATAGGTGTTAGCAGTACCTATTTCTGTTGTATTTTGCGCGCCCCTTAATACATTCGTAGTATTGTCTGATGACGTTGTAACACCACGATTAAAGGTGTAAGCAAAGCAAGTCCCTGTTGCTATGTCATATTTATATCCATACGCTTGGCATTGTTCTTGGTTAGGGGTGAGTATATTAGTTCCATCAGTAAAAGAAACAACACCAAATTTGTCTATTGAATTTGGTTTTACACTATATCCTGGTATAAAATTTATTGACATATTTTAATTTTTATGGTATTAATATAAATTCAACAGTTGATAAATCTCCAGGTTTATAATCTATTTTATTAACCCTAAATGTTCGGTTTCTTATAAATACTTTGTCAAACATATTAAAGGTGTTAATGTCAGCAGCAGACAAATTAACCTTTATGCTCATAGACCTTGTATCTGCATTATAAAGCTCGCCAAAATAAGGCTGCCAATAATTTGAAAATAAAGTATCAACTGGCGAATTACCTAAACCAATTAAATCGCAAGGTCCGAAATGAAAATCTCTTGTAGTGTTGACTGTTTGAATATCTGATAAATGACTAAATTGTAAAAATGTAGCCATCCACTCTTCAGCAACACCATTTTGAGCAGGTACTAAATACTCTGTTTGACTTAAAGTTTTTTCACCGTTGTTAAACATAATTCTTGGCTCATTCTCAAATCCTTCTGAAACGCCTTCGTCATTTAATGCATAAATTGCAGGAACTATAAGATCAGGAAATTGTGACATCATAGGTTTACAAACAGTTGCTGCAAATGGGTTTGCTTCAATCTCTTCAGTTTCACCTCCTAAAATAGTAAACCCTGAAGCATCAAACAATCGACTTCCATATAAGAATCCTGAAAGTTGTCTTTTATAATTCATAAAAGGATAATCATCCTCATCTTCTACGAATTTAAACAAAGTCTTTTGGTTTAAGTCTGTTAAAGGTGTTAATTTAATTTGACTT